CAGACTCCGCAACAGCTTATACCACCGACACGCCGTTCCACCTTATTCCCGCAGGCGAGATGTCGAGAACGACGGCAACGGCTAAGACAGACGTATTCTTTGACAATACCGTTTTCGCGACGGTAGGTAGAGAAGAAGCGACGGAAATTCAGATAACAGGCGCGTCGCTCAGACCGGGCGACCTTGCGAAGATAACAAACAAGTACGTCGACGCGACGGGCGTTGTAATAGACAGTGGTAACTACATTCCGAAATACTTTGCGCTCGGCGGAACATGCGGCAACATCGACTTAAGCGGAATCTCTCTGACAGGCGACAGCTCAAAAGAGAAATTCTGGTTTCTCAAAGGCACGTTCTCTATCCCTGACCAGAATGACAAAACGAAGGATGATACTACCGACACGAACGGAACGACTCTCGTATTCTCGGCTATTCCGACGGCTCATAAATTTACGGAAACAAGCAAGCCGTGCAAGCGCGTTGTAATTGATACTATTAATACATCGATTCAGCAAGGCGAGAGCTGGGAAGCTCAGGTTGTTACTCCCGACAACGTCGAAGACATCTGTTCAAGTATACTATGAGCTATCAGGAATTCATTAAGCCCGAGCTTCTCGTATTGATACCCGTTCTGTATTTTCTCGGCGAGGCGATTAAAAAGAGCGAAATCCGAGATAATTTCATTCCGTTTATTTTGGGCGCTGTGAGCATATTTCTTTCGGGAACGTATTTGTTCGCGGTAACCGAGATGAACGGCTTACAGGAAGTTGCAACCGCATTATTTACCGCGATAACGCAGGGAATACTTTGCGCGGCGGCAAGCGTATACGGAAATCAATGCGTGAAACAGGCAAAGAAACTCGACAATGATAATAACAATAACGACAAGAAATAAAAAATAAAAAGAGAGGTATATAAAATGGCAAAATTTGAACTTCCGATTTATGACGTAAAGACAGGAGAGGTTGTTAAGACCTATCAAAGAAACTTCATGCCCGTTTCGCTTTATATTCGCTTTCAGAAGCTTTCCGAAAAAATTTTGAAAGACTCCGAGAAGATGAAGAGCGACGAAGAATTATTTATGCTTATAAAGGATTTATTCCTCGAAACGTTTTCCGAACTTACGGAAGAAGAGTACATGAATAATACTGACGTTGCGGGCGTTCTCAAAACATGGCATGAAATAATGAGTAAATCGGCGACAATAGAGAGCAAGTCTTCAAAAAACGCATAACGGGAGATGATGAATCTCCCGCGTTGCTCTCTGAAACGCTTTCCCTTTATGCGCTCAGAATGGCTAACGTTTGGAGCATTTCCCCGTTTGAGATATTCAATAAAGACGTTGACGACTTTATTTTGGTTATTAACACTTTATTCATTTACAACGAGGAAGAGAAACAAAAAGCAAACAAGGAAAGCGGCATTAAAACAGAAAATAATAAATCCGGAATAAACGACGGATTTTGGGACTTTTAGATTTTTGAGAGGTGAATTAAATGGCTGAACGCTTTGGCGCTTCGTTCACAATGAATATCAATGACCTGAAAGCTGGCTTGAAGACCGCGAACGCGCTCATCAAGGAGAGCAAATCGGAATTCGAGAAAGCCGCCGCAGGTATTTCGGGAGACTGGCAGAAATCCGAAGAGGGCGTTTCGGCAAAGATTAAATCTCTTAATTCAATTATCGACGTTCAAGAGACAAAGGTAAAAGCTCTTGCTGACCAGTACAGACGCGAGCTTGCGAACGGCATGGAAGAATCCAGCGACCGAGCTATCAGACTGAGAACTCAGCTCAATAACGAACAGACCGCGCTTGAAAAAACGAAAAAGGAACTCGACGAACAGACAAAAGCTTATGATAACTTGAAGAATTCAAGCGACGAAGCCGGAAATGAAATCGAGGATACCGGCAAGCAAGCAGAAAAAACGGCAAACGGCGGTTTTTCCGTTCTCAAAGGCGCAATGGCGGGGCTCGTGAGAGACGGTTTCAACGCCGCGATTAAAGGCGCGAAAGACCTTGCGAATCAGCTCGTGAACGTCGGACAGAAAGCCGACGACTTGAACACGTTGTCGCAGCAGTCGGGATTTTCGATCGAAGAACTTCAAAAATTCGAATACGCGTCTGAACTCATAGACGTAAACGTCGACACGATTATATCTTCTGCAAAGAGACTTAAAAAGAACATGACGTCAAATTCGAAAGAGACGGCTGAGACGTGGGAGAAGCTCGGTATTACTATTACCGACGAAGCGGGAAATATACGCAATTCGAACGACGTATTCTACGAAGTTATCGAAGCGTTAAAGAATGTTGACAACGAAACGGAACGCGATATTGCTGCTATGCAGTTGTTCGGACGCAACGCCGACGAACTCGCGGGACTTATTGACGATGGCGGCGAAGCGCTCCGCAGATACGGCGAGGAAGCAGAAGACTTAGGAATAATCATGTCGCAGGACGCTGTCGACAGCGCAAACGAATTTAATGACGCAATAGACAAAATCAAAGCGACGGGGCAGGGCGTATTTAATACTATCGGCGCGGAAATCGCAAAAGAGCTCGTTCCCGAAGTGGAAAGCGTGAGAGAACAGCTTAACAAATTCATAAAAAGCAAAGACTTCAAGGACTTCAAGAAGAAAGCCGTTGATACAATTAAGAACTTTGTTAAAATCGGTAAAGAAATCGCGAAGACGGTTCTTCCGACAATAGCAAAGGCTGTAAAATTCGTCGCAGATAATTTTGATAAACTTGTTCCCGCCGTATATACTGCTGTAACAATATTTGCGGCGTTCAAGGCTGCGCTTGCTATATCGTCTACGATAACCGCGTTCAAAGCGGCAACGCTCGCGGCAAAAGCGGCGACCGACGCGGCGACGGCATCACAGGCGGGCTGGAACGCAGTTATGGCGGCAAATCCTATCGGCGCTGTTCTAACGGCTGTCGGACTTCTCGCGGCTGGAATCGGACTTCTCGTTGCCAGCAATAAGGACGCGGAAGACTCGACGAAGGCTATGTTCGACGAACTTGACGAACGTTATCCTGACTTACAAGACCATATCGACAAAGTCGACGAGATGACAAAGTCGTATGACGACATGCGCGACGCTCAGCAGAAAATTCTCGACGAAAAACAGAGCGAAATGGATTATTATAATCAGCTCTGGAAAGAACTCCAAAACATCACCGACGAGAACGGCAAAGTCAAGGAAGGCTACGAGAAGAGAGCCGAATATATAACTTCACAACTCAGCGACGCGCTCGACGTGGAAATCACAATGACCGACGGCGTTATCAAGGGTTATCAGCAGTTACGCGACGAAATCGACAAGCTGATGAAGAAGAAGAAAGCCGAGATATTCCTTGAAGTACAGGAAGAACGGTATAAAGAAGCGCTCGACAAAAAGAACGAAGCGTTTGCGCTTGAACTTGAATTGCAGGAAGAATATAACGACCTTCTTGACGAGCAAAGCAAAAAAGAAAAAGAACTTGCAGATAAAAAAGACGCTCTCGCGCAAGCGGAAAAAGATTATGCGGAAAACGTTAAAGGCGCATGGACTGAAAGCAATATAAAGTATGTGAACGCGTTAAAAGACGCACAAGATGCGGTTTCAGAGCTTGAAACATATCTTGAAGACTCAACCGACGGATTAAACGCAAAAGTCGAAGCGGCAAAGCAAGCATACGAAGAACAAGCTCACTTAACCGAACAATACGTAAACGACATTGGAACGTATGAGCATAATCTTGAAGCAATATACTCGGAGAATTACGACGCGATAATCGAAGACACGTATACGTATAACGGCAAATACGAAGACGCGGCGGATAAGCACAAAAAAGCGCTTGAAGACCAAATTGAAGTTGAAAAGCTCGAACTTGCAAAGCTGAATAAAGCCGCAGAAGACGCGGGAGACGAAAGATACAAGACTGAAATCGCAGCAGCAGAAGCAAGGTTACAAGCGACAAAAGACGAGCTCGCGCAATATAACAAGACAACGGAAGACGAACTCAACAAGAAAAACCTCTATATCTGGGAGCGGCATTCGTCGGAAGTGCTCTCAAAGATAACGAATAAAAAAGTCGCATTCCGCGACGTCGGAAACGGACTCGTTCAGTCGTTTGTTGACGGAGAGAAACTCGGCAAAGCGCTTCCCGCCGAACAGATGAAAATAATCGTTGATACAGCGATTAACGAAGCGAAAAATCAGCAAGGCAACGCTGAAAACGCGGGCTTGAATATCATCGAAGGACTGACAAAAGGCGTAAAAAACGAAAGCAAACAAAAGAGCCTTTTCAGCACCGTCAGAACACTCGGTGAGAACGTCCTTAAAACGTTAAAGCTTGCTCTTGACGAACATTCACCGTCCGCAACGGCGGCAGAATACGGCGCGCTTCTTGTAAAGGGACTTGAATTCGGTGTATCGGCGGAAACTCCCGCGCTGTTCAAGCAAGTCGAAACGCTCGGAGAGGGCGTACTCCGCAAGATACATGACACGTTCAAGACAAAGACAGTTGCGGACATTGAGAGCAGAGTACTTACGCAAGCGGCAAAAGACAGAGCACCGTATCTCTACGAAACGGCGGCAAAAGTGGTTGAAGAGACTGTCGCTGAGACAATTCCGGCTGTTTTATACAGCGGCGCAAAACGCGTAAAGACAAACGGAGCAAACAAGCCGTTGACAATATCGGTATATCCTTCAAGCTCGACGTCGTCGGCAAGCTCGGCGGTATCTTCCGCCGCAAGCGCGCTCAGCGCTGAGAAGACCGTTCTTGCGGAATCGAAAGTTACGTCGGTAATAACGGAGATAAAAGCAATTCTTTCTGATATACGCGCAAACATTTCGGAAATCAAGCTTGACATATATGACTCGACGAATCAGTCGAGAGCTATACGTTCACAATACAGAACGCTTGATGAGAGGGCGGCGCAGCTTGACAAGAGTAACAAAAACATAACGGTTCAACAGTATAACACGTTCTCGCAAGCGCACAGCAGATACGAACTCTACAAAGCAAAGCAGCAGACGTATGCGGCTGTAAGACTTGCGAACGTTACGAGCTGAGAGGTGAGAATACATGCAGCTTAGATATATATCGAATTGGGGAGACAATATCTCGCTCTCCGACAATACGGACTTTATTTTGTCAAATGTGGACGGGTTGACGTATTCGTCGGCGGATATATCGACGGTAATCACTCCCGGAATAGACGGCGACGTCGTAAATAACGTTCAGGCGCAGCCGCGCGGAATTGTTCTCGATTTAATATTCAAGGACGGCGTGAATATCGAGGAAGCAAAGAGAAATATTCTTAAAGTCGTAAAACTCAAACAGACCGGCACGCTTGAATGGACGCAGAACGGCAGAACGTGGATAATCAAGGGAATCGTTGAAGCCGTTGACATGCCGCGTTTCTACACGGGCGGTTATGCGAACGTCGCAATGCAAATCACAATGCATTGCAGCCAGCCGTTCTGGGAAGACCTAAACGAAGTATTAACGGAAATTAACGAATACGAGGACTTATTCTACTTCACAGATTATCCTTACGACATGCTTTATTTTACCGAAGCGGGAATCCCGTTCGGCGAATACGATATAAGCAGAACGCGCACGTTCACGAACTCCGGAGACGTCGCAGTCGGAATGCTTATCGAAATAATTGCTTATGGAACGGTTACGAATCCGGTTATTCTCGCAACTGATGAGCGCTTTTTCGGGCTCGGAACAGACGAAGCGCCAGTTGTAATGAACGCGGGAGACAAGATATATATCAACACCGAGAAAGGCAAAAAGAACGTATATCTTGAAACCGCCGGAGGCGTGAAGACAAATCTCTTGAATAAAGTCGTTCCGTTCTCTACGTGGTTACAGCTTGAAGCGGGAGAAAACGAATTCTCTATCGACAGCGAAGACGCGCAACTCGAAAACATGACGTTCAACCTTTACTATAAGCAGAG